CGGGGAATATCATTGTCTAGTTGAAATAGCCAGTCAGTATCGTTTATAGCTTGAACTATTCGATCTTCTTTATCTCTATGCCATACTAATTCATATGAAGGAGTGTCTTGAGAGAACTCTCTTATAATATAACCGTCTTCTTTTATTCGTACTTTTAAATTTCCAGACCCTTTTATGAGTCGATGGTATGTCTCTTTAGGTTTAAAGATACGATTTATTTCTGTAGGAACCGAATTATCTAGTTGAAATTTCCAATCTGTTTTTCCTATGGCTTCTACTATTCTATCTTCTTTGTCTCTATGCCATACGAATTCAAATGAGGAAGTATCTTGAGAAAACTCCCTTATTATATAACCATTCTCTTCTGTTTCAGAATATGGTCTACCAGTAACCTGAGAAGTTTGATCCACCGCCTAATGATTTCCAGTAACGGCCAATATTACATGACCAATAACCTGCTTTTGTTTTATCTTTCTTTGTTGAACATTTATGACGAGCTGCAAATGATGCTCTAGCTCCTCTTTGTTTCAACTTAACTGATAATCCAGTATCACCAAATGATACCTTCTTAACGTTTCCTTTCTTTGACTTAACATAAACGTAGAACTTTTTAGAGCCTCCACGCTTTGGTTTGTTAAGAGCAACTTTTTTACCTTTATATTCTGCTTCTGACATATAGTCTACTGAAGCTTTTAGCATATCAAATCCTGAATAATCTAATTCCTCATTTAACTTAACTGCTTTTCTAAACGTTTCCATATTAATTGCAGCGCCCATTGACTCGACTAACTCTTTTACTAAGTCATAATCTATCATTTCTGCAATACTGGTTCCTTCATCAAGTAGATCTTCGTTTTCTAACATTTCGTCTATTAGAGATCCAATTTCAAATAAAGGATCTTTTCCAGAAGAGATCATTGGTAAGTCTAGTGGTACTTTCATACCATTATATTCTCCGTATTCTCCTATGTCAGTATTCTCTAACAAGTAAGTATCTTCTTCGTTGAGTTTAATTTTACCGTCTCTAACAGCTTGTCTTGCTTCAGTAAACAATTGTATAAAAGCAGTTGAAGAGTACCGGTAGACATTCTCATGTAAAGAGAGACCATTGTCTAAATGGTACTTTAAAGATGGTACGCCGACTAGTTCTTGTAGTTTAATCATAATTTATTTCATTTCAGGATGAAACATGAATTTAATAATCTTAGCATCTTTAGATACTTCCTTTCCGTCTATTTCTATACCGATAGGATAGGGCTTAGTTTTATCATCTGCCCAATAGGCTACGTCGTAACTTTTATCTTTATTACTGGTTACTAGTAGTCCTCTGTTATATGTATCTTCTTCTGCTTGTAATACTACCATTTTATCAGTAGGGAGAATCATATCTCCCATGAGCTTAATATCACCTTCGTCGTAACCGTCGGCGTTATATCTATTCTCTTCTGTTAAAATTTCTATCAGTTTCATTATTTAAAGTCTTTTCTATAAAACTTTCCTAGAACGTTATCGTTGATATATACATCGTCATGCTCTAGTACTTCATTAATAAATAGGTACTTACATTCAAAATAGGTTAATAGCTTTTTATTAGGTACGAATGCTAATATCCTTTTTTCAAAATCTGATCTTAGATTAGTTGATTCTTTTACGTATTTTAATATGTCTTTATGTGAACCATAATAATCTTTCCAATCTGATTCTGTAATAACCTTTTGCTTAAGTGGAGTTCTTCCTCCTATACCTTTTGCCTTTCTTTCTTCTCTCAAAGCTTCAAGGGCTTTTTTGCCTAGTCTTTTATTACGTTCGAAGAATAGTACTTTTTTTCCTATGTACTTCAAACCGGTTGGCTTATGTAAGGTTTCGTAAATAAAACCATAAGTACCTTTCGGCATGTCTGAAATCTCTGTTATAAGCCTACCCTGAAAAGTCCAGGTAGGTAGTGTTGGCATGTTCATATTGATTAGGTTATGTCGCTAGAGCTTTGCTTTCAGCTCCTCAATTTGAGACTGCTGTTCTTTGACAGCTTCTATTAATAACGCGACTATTTTCTCATAACGTACTGCTTTAAAGCCATTATCTCTAGTAGCAACTAGCTCTGGTAATACCTTTTCGATATCCTGTGCTATTACTCCTACGTCATGGCCGGTGTTTGTTGACTGATCGTTCCAGTCAAAAGATACACCTTTTATTTGTTTTAGTTTTTGAATTGGATCATTAATCAATTCAATATTATCTTTTAATCTTTCATCCGAAGAAAAGTATGCTGAGATATCTCCTGTAGCAGAAATTGATCCGTTTACAGTTAGATTACCTCCTATAGTAGTTATACCTTGATTTGTTACTTTGAAGCATACTTTATCGTATGTATCATTAGCGTAGAAATCACCATCTCCACTAATTATAGCAAAAGAATCTGTAGTGTCATTTCCTCTTATACCGACTGCAACATGTCCGCTTGCTCCTCCTTCTATTAAAGAACCGAAAGTTGAACCTCCAAGTAGACCTGTAATGTCTGAGTTAGAATTTGTAAAGGCTCCAATAACTGTAGTGCCTCCAACGGTTAATGTACTGCCGTCAAATGTAAGATACTGTTCACCATTTAAGGTTGAGTCACCTACTGCTGTTAATACTCTGTTATTAGCATCGTTACTAATTGTAATTGTTCCTGCAGTTAATGCTGCTAATGAAGCTGATACTGATGCAAAGTTATCAAGAGTTAAGTCGGCAAATGTTGGTGAATCACCTGATGATAAGTTGTTTAACGAAAGAGCGTTTGCAGCAACTCCGTTTGTAGATAAAGCTATTTTACCCTGTATTGGAGGGATAGATAATGCTGATGCAGAAACTATACCTGAAGGTATATTTTGTAAGTCGCTATACTCAGTAGATAGGGCACCAACAGTTGTGTTAATACTAGCTAAAGAAGCAGAAACACTTCCCCATTGCTGTATTCTTACATCCGAACCTGTTATAGCCTGTTCTGATCGAATACTACCGGTAAAGATATGAATATCACTTGCTGCGTCTCCAAATACGTTTGAACCTGAGTTATATAATATGGAAGAAGATACATAGGTAGTGGTAATTTCTGTAGCGTTAATTCTACCTGTAACTGTTAAATTTCCTGTTAATGTATCTGTTGTGTTTCGTAAATATGTAGCTTGTACAGAATCACTTCCTGATTGTATACGAGTTGCTAGAGATGAAGATAGTGCAGTATGATCTGCTGCTTGTGATGCAGAAGCTGCATTCTCTGTAAATAAGTTAGAGGCTAAAGATGCAGATACACTACCCCAATCGGCAATATATAAATCTGCAGAGCTAGTTAAGCTTCCTTGTAATTGTAAACTACCAGTAAATGAATGAGTATCGTCAGCTGTGTCTCCAAATTTAGTAGAGCCTGATTCAAATACTACTGAAGAGTTATTAAACTCTGTTCTCATTTCTTGAGCAGTAACTGTACCGGTAACTGTTAAATTACCATCTACGGTTGCATTACCAACGTTAGTAAATGAACCTGTATGTTTTAAATGAAACTGTCTATAATCGTATATAAAGTTAGCTGAGCCACTAAATGAAGAATTTGATCCACTTGTAGCGTTTCCTTCTTTGTATTGTACATAATACTCTTTACCGTAGGGCGTAGAGAAAGGAATAGTAACTTCATTGTCTAAAGAAGCTGAAGTAAAAAGACTTAATTGAGTACCAGAAAAAGAAGCAGAATAGAATAACTGCCTAAAGTTATTATCTAGCTCCGTATGAGATAACGGTGTTCCTTTGTCTGCTCTTAATATAATAGCCATCTTATTTTTCTAATTTACTAATTTTCTCTTCCAAGTCAAAGATTATACTAGTTTGTTCGTTTATTGCCTCTATTAATAAAGGCACAATCTTAGAGTAGTCTACAGCAAGATACGAATTTTTGTCTTCAGAAACAACTTCCGGAAGAACTTTTTGTACCTCTTGTGCTATAACTCCTACTTGTCTTTCTTTTTGATCATTCCAATTAAAGTATACACCCTCTAGTTTACCGACTCTAGAAAGAGCGTTATCTATACTATAAATATTTTCTTTTAACCTTTCATCTGAATTAGAAAGTATAGCACCGGATGCTCTAATGCTTCCTGATACTTCTAAGTTATATGTTAAGTCGTTTACTGTGTTGTTAATACCTACCTTAGAACCGCTATAATTAAAATCACCAGCACCTTCTAAGTTACCAGCTTCATTGTATTGAATGTTAAAATCTGTACCAGCTACCTGTCCTGACCTTAATGGTATTACGTGAGTAGGTTGATTGATTGGAACATTTAAACTGCTCGTATAGTGTAGATGAAGGTTAGCACCTTGTAGAGAGCTCGAATAGAAATATGAACCGAAGTTTATAT